GGGGACCACTGCATGAACAGAGCATTGTTAAGTCATTGCACTGTAACATTGCAAGTGAAGTCCTCAGTCCCGGTGAACATGCCGCAGAGTGCATAGAAGGTGCGATGACTGAGTATTTCTTCCATGGTGAGGAAGTTTACAATGATAGAGCACAGAAGTTGAAGCGCGTTGTGGCAGAGTGTGGTATAGGACCACACTTAGATGATGGTGCATTCCAACCATACAGACTTAGAATGAAGAAGTACAAGGAGAAGTATGGTTTGTGTGACACAGAGCAGGCAGATGAATTTGATGTGCACATGCCTGATGAATTGACCGATGCCATGAACAGGACCATGAATGCTGTGATGGAAGAGCATAATGCGGATGCAGCTGCAGAAGCCGAAGAATGGCTTACTGCTCACGCTGCACATCATGCTAGGATGGCAATGGTCCACATGGCTTGGTTAGACCAATATTCCTCGTATCACGAGGTAGATGACCAGAGAACAATGGCGTATCACTTACAGCACGCCCGCTGGTTTCGAGATCGTGGTGAAGAGTACCCATGGGAATGGGATCATCCCACTTTGCGACGTGACCATACAGGCGACAGTGAGAGTGAATACAGTGAGATCCATTCATATGATGACGATGATTTCCCTGCTTCTGTAGGGGGTGACACAGAGCGCTTGTCTGCATTTGACACAGAGAGTGAAGTCGATGTTGTGATAAGGCGTGGATATGCCGACAGCATTGTGCAATTATGAGATGCAGAGCGCAGAAGAGAGGAAGATGTGAGACAGAGATTGGAGGCAGCCTATTGGCGTGGTGTCCACAGCTCTGTAGTGAGCGAGTTCAAGAGAGAAGTGAGGCGCTGGAAAGCAACTCAAACTGTCCGGGGTGCACCGGCAGAGTCGTCAAATGCACAGGCAGGATCATGGATACGAAACAGCTGGCTGTGTAGAAGACTGCACCAGTTGTTTGCGCTTATTCTGCTTATGATGTGCTTCACAAGCACAGTCTCTTATACCCATCCATTAATTCGAACGGTGGGCGAATACGACAGAATTGCAACGACACAACAAACGTATCGGATGGACGTAACATCCGGAGTCCAAGAACACCAAAATTTAGTGTTCAGGGATGGTGAGGACAATTGGCAAGTCTCCATCCCATCATCAATGGACGCCACACGCAAGGTGGGCATGACAGATGATGTCACTTTGGCCGAGTTCATGGCTCGACCAGTCAACATAGCTTCGTATCAGTGGGTAGTTGGAACACCTTTCAACGTGGTCCTAGATCCTTGGGGATTATTCTTCAACCAAAAGAGGGTCAATAACAGGATCAACAATTTTAACCTGATGCACAGCGAACTACACGTAAAAGTGGTTATCAACGGAACCAAGTTTCATTTCGGGAGAGCAATGATGGAATACGTGCCATTACCCGGATTTAATTTCGTTGATGACTTCAGTTTCACAGAACCAAACTTAGTGCAAGCCTCTCAGCGCATGCACATAACTTTGGACCCCACCGAATCACAAGGTGGGGATATGGTGTTGCCATTTATTTGGCATTACAACTCTCTCAACGTTCAGCAAGCAGAGTGGGAGAGACTGGGATCACTATATTTCCGTGAGATTGTCGGTTTGGGACAGGCAAACGGTGGCACGACACCAGTCACAGTGTCCGTTTACGCCTGGGCAGAGAACATCAATCTGTCCATTCCTACAACCGAAAACAATATTCGCATCGTGCCTCAGGGTGATGAGTACACGAAAACGCCCGTGAGTAATGTAGCTACTGCTGTGTCAAAAGCAGCAGGTAGGTTAACATCAATTCCAGTCATAGGCGAATATGCGAGAGCAACTGAAATGATAACAGGTGCAATGGGCAAAATGGCAAAGGCTTATGGGTTTGCTAGACCTGCTATCATTGACGACATCACAGATATGATGCCGTCATACTATGCCCCCATGGCCAACACAGACCGTGGGGACAATACCACCAAGCTGACTGTTGACTCCAAGCAAGAGCTAACAGTGGATCCAGCAGTTACTGGAGCTGCTACTGGTGATGAGTTGACTGTTGCTAACATAGCCACTAAACAGTCTTATCTCACTACATTTTCTTGGACTATCGCGAGTCCAATTGGCACATTACTGTGGAATACACAGTGTGGACCATTGTATATGAGAGCTCAGCCAGCAGGAGCATATTCCGTTCCAGCTATGTCCTTTGCAGCTATTCCATTCATGTGGTGGAGGGGAACCATTCGCTACAGGTTCCAAATCGTCGCTTCTGCATTCCATAGGGGTAGGCTTCGCATCGTGTACGATCCAAACAGTGTTGCCAGTCAAGATAATAATGTTGCGTATACGCGTATCATTGATTTGGCAAATGAGCGTGATTTCACTATTGATGTTGCATGGTCTCAACCTAAAACATTCCTTCGCAGTCCTCCACTTAGCACATCCTTCATGAATGCATTCGGTCCAACAATACCAGTTACCAAAGACACAACATTTAAGAATGGTGTGCTTGCAGTGTATGTATTGAATGACCTTGTTGCTCCTATTGATACTGGGAATGACATCCAGATAATAACGTATGTTTCATTCTGTGATGATGTTGAATTCGCAGTTCCTTCCGACAATAACCTAAAGCTTCTCACGTACAAAGATCAGGGTGATGAGTTTGATGTGGCTAATGCCCCTTTGGATTTGGAATCCAAAGAGTGTGTCGCAGCATGCTTGGACAATGACAGTACCTTGTTAGTGTACATGGGTGAGAGTATTCCTTCCTTCAGGTCCCTTTTGAAGCGGTACAATAGACAAGCAGCGTTTCGCAACAATGGTGTGACACCATCTGGTGAGTGGGTAATTCAACAGCCTAATTTCCCTCCATCACCAGGGGCATACCTATCCGGACTGAATGTCACTACGACTGTGCCTGCTGCAGGCACTATCGTAAATTTCACCAACATGACATTGCTAAATTATTTGGCACCCGCTTTCCTCATGACGCGAGGGGGGTTGAGGGCCAAATATGCATACACCATTTATGGTGCACAGTCCATTGCAAATCCAGAATTGGCACGTATTGACGATAGAGAATTGGGTGCTCCCGAGGCCCAGGCCAACGTCACCAATGTAAC